CTCCAACAGTACAAAAAAATAAATACCCAATTATTGAGATGAGAAATAAAATGCCAGTATTTCACCCAAAATTTTTTAAAGGTATAACACATACTAGACCATCTATTTAAATTAATAAAATTGAATTCAATAAATAAATATCAATGAATGATAATATTTTTCTTATTATTTTTACCATTTTAGCAATTTTCAGTATAATTTATTGCTTTTGTTTAATTTTTTATTCTTTAATTAAATGGTTATTATTAAGATATCATTTAAGAGATATGAATCGTATTGAAGAAATTCATAATGCTGAAATGCCATAATTTTTTTTTAAAATTTATTCACTTTATTATAATATAAAATGAATAATTATAATCAAAGATATAGTGAAGGAGATCTTCAATATCCTCCTGCAAATGCACCAAACGCAGAAGAAACTATGGATTATTCTCATGTCAAATATTTTGTATGGTTTTTTACTTTTTTATTAAGTTTATCATATATACCAGGGTTTTTAAGTGTAGGAAGACGAGAATGGCAACCAGCTTTAATGCGTTTAGATTATACTGCTTCTGAATTACCGATTGGTATAACTTTATATTCTGGGTGGGATTCGATTTATATTTATGAAAGTAGTGAATCTTTAGATTTAAAAAAAGTAGATGAAGAATTTGATAATGATTTATCAAAATATGGAGAATTATATTTAACATTATCTATTATTTCTTATATTTTTGTATTTTTTGTTATTTTATGTTTTAAAAAATATACACGATTAAGATTTATTACATATTTTATTTCTTGGTTAGCATTATTATTTCCTATTGTTATGTATATCATAAGTATGAAACAATTTGCTGATGATTTAGAAAAAGATACGGGAATTAATATGAAATATAAATTAAGTTTAGGATATGGTTTTTATGCAAATTTCTTAGGATTATTATTAATTCCTGTTAATCATTTATTAATGCATCTTAAATAAAATAAAATTGATATATAATATATTATTAAATGGATAAATGGTTAAAATCATTGAAAGAATATTATTTAAGAAAAAAATATCTTTTAAAAAAAGATCAAAAAATTTTTTATTCAAAAAATAAAATATTTTACGAAGGTTTATTATTACAAGAATTTGGTAGAATCGGAAAAACAACACAAATGAAATATAAGAAACACTTTTATGAAATGACTTTATAAATAAAATTGAAACATATTTATAAAATATAAAATGTGTTGTTTAAAAGATTTAATTTGGTGCATTATATTTACTGCTTTTTTTTCATTTATTGGTTTATTAATGTTAGTTATTTATGTAAAATGTATTGATATTGAAGAAACCGGATTTAAATGTGATGATTATTGGGACCGAATTTTAGATTTATTTTCAATTTAAATTTATTAATATAATATATATTAATGAATTTCAAAAATATAAAAAAAATTTTAAAAAAAAATTATAAAAAAATAATTATTGTTTGCTTAATTATGTTAATATTTTCAAATAAAATGTATGAAAATTTCTCAACTACTCAAGCTTTAGATGCTGTCAAATCTACCGAAACAAAAGTTAATAATATGGCTACTCTTGTAGGTGGTGATTATATAGATTTAAAAAGTAAAATAAAATTATCTGGTAAATGGAGTGCATATCCAGATAAAGCAAAAGATCAAGCAGAAATAGCAAATGATAGAGGTACTTATAAAAAATTAATGATTGTAGGTAATAAATCTGATGGTGGTGTTAGAAAAGTAGGAGTATGGGATCATTTACAAGTACATGGTAGTCAAAATATCGATTCAAATTTAGCAGTAGGTGGTAACTTAACAGTAAATGGTATTAATAATAAGAAAAAATCTTGGTATTGGAAAGAAGGGAGTGCTCAGTTGGCTAACGGTAAAGGTTTACATTATTTAGATAGACATGCTGTACATTGTAGAGAAGGAGAATTTATGAGTGGTATTAAATGGTTAAGAAGTGGGAATAATTTAAAAACTACAATATTATGTTCAAAACTTAATTAAAATTGATTAATAATATTTAATAAAAATAATAATAAAAATGGGAAATTGTATTTTATGCGTATGCGAAGAAGATTTGAAAAATGTATATATTCCAGTACAAGAAGATCAAATTTATCAAAGTCCAGATCACACTTTTACTACAACTTTTGGGGTTGTTCCAAATATAGTTCCACCAACACCTTATACTAGTCCTGGTCCAAGATAAAATTAAATAAAATAAAATAAAATAAAATTTATTATAATATTATTATAAAAAACATATTAATATTATAATTAAAAATGATAGATGTTATAATTATATTCAGTATAATTGGATCAGGAGTAAGTTATTATATGCTAAAAAAAATTTTCAAAAAAAGTCAAGTGAAAAATATTGTATTTAAAAATCGTTTTAAAATAAATAAAAAAAATATTAAAAAATATAATTTAAAACAAGAAACTTGTTGTATATGTTTAGATAATTATCATCAAAAATGCGAAAATCATAAAGAATGTAGTAAAAAATGTTATCAATTATATTGTAATCATATTTTTCATAAAGAATGTATAGTAGATTGGTTAGATACAAATATGAAATGTCCATTATGTAATATATCAATAATGACAAAATATAATAAAACATTTGATGAATTACAAACACAAATATTAGTAAGAAGATTAGATGAAATGGAAGAAAGAGAAAGGCATCAAAGAAGAAGAAGAAGAAATAGAAGAGTAGTTAATCTAGTTTGATATATAAAAAATTAATTAAATATTAAAAATTATATAAAAATATAATGGAAAAGGGTTTTTTATTAACAAAAGAAGAACAAAAAAAAAAGAAAGAAGAATTACGAAAAAGATTAAAACATAAAATAAAATCAAAAAAATTAGAAAGATCATCTAGAAAATATCGAGAAAAAATAATGAGACATAAAACGGATGATAGTCATTCAAGTCAAAATATAATGAATTGTGTTGTTAATTTACAACAAGATTGTATAAGATATAATAAAGAAAAAAATAAAGTTAAAGTATGTCAAATGATGGAAAAGAAACATAAATTTTTACAAAAAAATTATTTTCATATTTATCGCCAAGTATGTTATGGAGAATTAAAAGATTTGAAATTATTACAACAAATGTTAAATGAAAGAGATAGATTTACTAATCCAAAAAATAATACAACAGTAGAAGATAGTTCAAAAAATATAGGAGAAATATTAACAAAAAAATATTGTCCCGATTTAGAAGAAAAAATAAAAGATGCTGCTTCAAAAATAAAATATTAAAATAAAATATATTTTTACTTTTAAAAAATAAAAATATACTTAGGACTTAAGATATAATAGGTGTTGAATTAAATAAATTTTTAAAAATAACTGAAGGAACTTCTTGGTGATCTTTTTGTGCTTCTTCAATAGTTTTATCGATAAATTTATATTCTATTTTAGTAGGAATATTTTGTTGTTTATTTTCATAATAACCAATTATAGTTAATATTAAACCAATAAAAAATAATGTTAAAAAATATTTTTCCATAATGATATATAATAAAATAATATTATAAAATTATTAAATCTTCTAAATCCCATATTTCTACATTACCATTTGGTAATTTTCTTTTAATTTTAAAAGGTAATTTTTTTTGTATTAATTCTTCATAAGCAATATTAAAAGGATTAATAATATCCAAAGAATTTGTATCAATAAAAATAGGTGAATTATTCATAATTTGTTGAATTCTAATACCTAAAATAAAACATCTTTCGTATTTTGTTAAATAATTAAAGGTTTTTTTTTCTAAAATTTTTATTTCTTTATCATCATCATCATCAAATTCAATATAATCATTAATTATATTTTGTACATCTTGTTCATCATCGTCCTCATCAATATCATCTTCAATAATATTTAAACCATTATCTTCTTCTTCAATAATTTGTTCGTCAATATCAACATCATTTGGATTAATTTCTATATTATTTTTATTTTTGTCAATATCAATAATATCATATATATAAGTTTTTAAGATTTTTACCATGTTTGTTGATTATACTTTTTTAATATTCAATTTTAATATAATAACAATAATAACAAGAACTAAAATAAATAATAATAAAACCATAATAAAAAGAAAAAGAAAAAAAGGATATAATTCTTTATAAAAATAATCATTTATATTTTCAATAATTATATTAGAAAAATCACCATATAAATCATTTTTTTGTTGATTTAAATTCAATTCATCATTATTTAAAAATTTATTTATAATTTCATTTTTTAAATGTTGAATAATAGGTAAAATAATAATATTTAAAATAGTTTTTTTAGTTTTTTCATCATCTAATTGTAAACTAATATCATCAAATATTTTTTTTTTTATTTCATTAACAAGTTTCATCTATTTATTATAATATAATTAAAATTTAAAATGATTTTAAAATAAATGATTTTAAATAATCCTGTAAAAATTTGTTTATTTATATTATGGATAATTAGTATAATATCTTTAATATTATTAATAATATTTCGAAAAAAAATAAATATGTGGTTAAGAAGAGAGAAAAAAAATAAAGTTATGCATTTTAATCCAAAAGATTATTATGAATTAGATTTAGGAAAAAAAAAATATTATTATTTAAAAAAAGAATTAGCATATTTAAAAGAAATATTAAGAAAAGAAAATTTAGAAATAGTAGTAATTGAAGAATTAAAAAAAATAATAATATTAGATAAAAATGAAAATTTTGACATATCTGAATATTTAGATGAATATTATAAACCAAAAATTAAAAATTTAAATTTTAAAAGTAATATAGAAATGGTAAAAATGAAACCAATGGAAATAATAATTAATATTTAAAATTGATGATTTAATACTAAAACAAATGAATAAAAATAATCAAGATTTAGCATTAATATTTAAAAATATTATACAAATGTTAAAATGTCGAAATGTAAATGTAGATAAATTTTTAAATAAAAATAAAAAAATAAAAAAATTAAATAATGAAACGATAGAAAATATATTTAATGATATTTTAAAATTTGATAATATATTAATTGTTTTTTTTAAAAAAAAAATAAGCGTGAAAGAAATGAAAATAACTTTAAAAAAAATTGAAAAAGAAGAATATACACATTTAATGTTAATAACTAAAATAAAATTTAATTCCTATATTAATAATGAATTAAAAAAAATAAATAAATATTTAGAAGTTTTTTTGTTTAAAAATTTCCATATTAATATTATTGATCATATTTTAGTTCCCAAACACATTTTATTAACAGAAGATGAAAAAAATAAAATGATTAATAAATTTGGAAAAAATAAATTACCACAAATAAAATTTATTGATCCTATATCAAGATATTTTAATTGTCAAGTAGGTGATATATTTAAAATATTTCGTAAAAACGAAATGTATTATAGAATAGTATCTAATTAAAATTGAATATAATATATAAAAATAAACAATGTTAAATAATGAATATTATAAAATATATAATGAATCATTATTAATAATATTTGATTCATTAAATAATTTATTAATTGAAAAAGAATCTTTTATAAATAATTATACATTATATAATAATAAAAAAATAACAGATTATATGTTATTTGTAAGAGATTTTTATAAAAATAAAAAAGATAAACATAATAATATTATGAATAAATCAAAATATATATCAATATTATGGAAAGAATTAGATAAAGATGAAAAGAAAAAATATAAAATAAAAGCAGAAAAAATGTTAAAATATTTCAAAGAAAATTATCAAAACGAAAAAAAAAATAAAATTAAAATTAAAATTAAAAAAGAAGTTAAAGAAGATAAAAAAATAATATTTCATTCAAAAAGAAATAATATTTTAAAAAAAATTAAAATAAATAATATTGAATATTATATTGATTGTTATAAAAATTTAATAGATATTAATAAACATAAATATATTGGATATTTAGACAATAGTAGTAGTATCATTCATTTTTTCCATTAATTTATTAATTAAAATTTGTTGTTTTTTAATATGTTCATTTAAAAGATTTAAGTTATTTTGATTAATACTATTGTGTTTATTAAAATTATTATTTAATAAAACAATATTTTTTGTATTAAGTTCTTTTTCTGCATTTAAAGTATTAATTGTATTTTTTAAATTATTATTTTCTATTAATAATTTATTAATTGTTTCTCCTGATTTTTGTACTACATCTTTAACAACCATATGTTCTTGTACTAATGTATTAAATTTATTAGCTATATTATTGAGATTTTCAGTATTCGATTGAATTTTAATATTTTGATTTGTATTTTCTGTTTTTTCATTATTAATTAATTCTAAAGTATTTTCATTATTAGTATTAACTTTATTATTTAATTCTTTAATTCCACTTAAAGATAACGAAGATAAACTATATAAAAATTTATCATTTAAGATATTAATATTTTTTATTCTTGTACCATATATAAAAATATTTCTATTATTAATAAATTCAAAATATTTTTGTAATCTAGTATTATCAATTTTTATATGAGTTGCATCAATAATATCTGTAACTAATATTTCTTCTTCATATTTATTATTTTCAATTGTAAATTTAACTAAAACAAATTCATTTTTATTTAATTTATGATTATAAATCTCAATTTCATCATTTATTAATTTCCCTTTTTTATATATTGTTGGTAGAAATCTATTTGTATCTTTATCATAAATATTAACATAAGTTTTCAATGATTCTTCTCCTATTCCATAATATAATGGAGTTGTTTCTTCTGAATATTGTTTAACATTATTATTATTATCCATATATTGAATAAAAGCCATATCTTGAATTTTTTTTAAAGGTTGTAATGTTCCATTTATTCGTGAAAATGTTGATTCATTTATTACTTTTTGTTTATATTTATTATTTATAATATTATTAATAAACATTTTTTCTTTAATTCTATCACTTTCTAAATTTTTAATTTTTAATTTAGATTCTGTATTTATATCTTCTAAATTTTCAATTCTTAACATTGATTCTTGTAATGCTTTCATTCCTTTCATATACATTATTGAAGTTTTGACACTTTTTGTCCCCATTTCATCTTCTTTTGTTTTTATTAATCCTGGTGATATTAATTCTAATTCTTGTGCTATAACACCTAAATGTTTTGTTTCGGGTTGATTTTTAAAATTATATTTACGGAATTGAATTGATTTAATATCATTCCATTGACTTTTTGCATCTACTATATTTTCTTTTAATCTTATATCGGAAATACCTCCATATGAATTAGATAAACTTTCATAATCTCCATTTGTTTCAATAACAGCTACAGTGGTATTAACTGAACCATAATCACTTTTTACTTTCAATATATCATTGCCGGCCGACGAACTTTCTCTATAAAGTTCTAAGGCTGCTGAATTATATGCTAAAAATTTTGTATAACCAGAACTATAAAATCTATGAGAAGTATACATACCTCCATCATTTATTGCTTGATCATTTTGAGCATTTGAAACAAAATCAATTCTCGTATGTGTATTACTAGTTGCGCCACTACCAGAATAATAATCAAATTTTAAACCCATTTGATGAGTATTATTTGAATCTTGCCAACAAGTTAATAAATATTTGTCTGCTGCATATGAATTTGCTTCAGTAAATATCAATGCTTCACTTAATCCGGTATTTGCAACTTCACTTCTAATGTCTCTATTACCAATACAAAAATTACCTTCAGAAGTTAAATAAGCTCTTCTTGTATTATTAGAATACCATGCTAATTCACCATCTCCCATTGAATGGAAACCAGTATCTGAATCACCAATTGCTAAATTAATAGTTGGTGTAAAATCTCCAATACCTACACTTCCATCATTTGCTATAACTAATCTATCATTATTACTATCAGTTGTTCTGAAAACATAACCACCAGAACCTTTTTGATAAAAATATGTACCAGTAGTTCCATAATTTTCAATAATAGCGGCGCCACTATGTTGTTGTATATTTAAATAAGATGAATCATTTATAATAGAAATACCTGCTCTTGAAGATGCATAAGCATTTTCAATTTTTAATTGGATTGAATCATTCGCATTTTCATAAATATGTAATTTATCATCTGGACTATTAGTTCCAATACCAACATTACCTGAAGAATCAATTCTCATTCTTTCAGTATCATTTGTAGAAAATAAAGTAGCAGACGCTTCTTTATTATTTAAATTAAAATTAGCTACTCCTGATTCTGTTTCAAGCATAAGATGTGTTCCATTTGTATCGTATCCCCCACCGGATATTGTATTTGTTAACACAATTGTTCCTTCCTGAACATGTAAATCTTGTATTTGCATTCTTCCAGCAAGCATAGTCACCCAATCAATATCAGAACCGAAATTGACTGAATTTTCTGTATATATCATATAGTTTGAAGATCCCGGGTCGGTAACACTGAAATAATGACTACTCAGTCCATTGATTTGAAGGAATTGAAAACCAAGAGTACCATTACATTTTGTTTGGAAAACAACAGAACCCGTACCATTAGCGATGATTGAACCATCATAAGTAGCTATAGAACTTGCTTCAGACCATATATTAGTATCACCAAAACTTTGAACTATACCATTAATACTTAAATCACCTGTTAAATTAATATTTGCACATTCAAAATCAGCTAATGCATAACCTGTTCCCGAAGTATTAATAGTTGTAGTTGGTTCTATTTCTAAACCCTTAAAAAGTTTATATTCTCCACTATCACTTGAATCTCTAAATAAACCAGTATATTTTGCTGTTCCATCATTATATTGACCATAAAATCCAATATCAGTAACATCAGCTGAATTATTTGATGATAATGATATTAAAGGATCTTCTACTTCCATTGTCGAAGCATTCATTGTAATAGTTGTACCATTAACGATTAAATTTGCATCTATTGTTAAATCAGATGTAAATCTACCGGTACCATTTACATCTAATTTATAATTAGGAGTTGTATTTCCAATACCTACATTTCCTGATGAATCAAGTGAAATAACATTTAAATTATTATTATAAAAATTTAAATTATTATCATCTGTATTTTTGTAAATTTGGGTAGAACTTACGCCTAAAATTATTCTTGGAAATTCAGACATTAAATAATATTATATATAATTATCTTATAATTTTTATATTATTTTTATTTTTTTTATCATTTTTATTCATATTTATTAATATCTAAAGTTATTCTATTTTTTTTTTGATAATCATCAATATTATTTGATTCTCTCTTTTTTTTAATTTTATTATAATTTTTATAATGATAATCCCAATATTGATTACTACCCATTTTAAATCCATCTCTATTATCAGCTTTATACCAAAAAACTTGATCTTTCAATTTATTTGATTCTGAATTATTATTTAAAATTAAACATTCATATTGTTTTAAAGAATCCATAACTTGACAAAACATACTGAAATCTGGAAACATACCAGCATAATTTTCATATATTTTTTTCCTATTAGAAATATATGGTTCTCGCATTATAACAGTATAATCAATATTTGATCTTAATGCTGGTGGAACACCCAAAGGATATTGCATTGTTAAACAAAATAAAATTTTATAATGACGACCATTCATAAAAATATTACGAATTGCTTTTGTTCTGGACCAAGAATCATCATATAAACAATCATCCAGAACTATAAAAACCCTTGGATCAACATTTGTCAATTGTTGCGTCTCTACTGTTTTTAAAATTTTTTTTTGTCTATTAATTATATCTTTTACTATTTCTTCTTTAAATTCTGTAAAAATATAAGATTTTGGTACAAATTTATCAAAAAATGGGGAAGCATCTTCTGTAGCAGAAATAACAGTTCCAAAAGGAATATCGCGATTTCTATAAAGTAAATCTTTCAAACAAAAACTTTTTCCCGTTCTTCGCCGTCCAATAAAAACGCATACAGCATCATCTTTAATAGTATTTAAGTCAAATTTCTTTAAATTTAATTTGTAAGTCATTAAAAATTATATATATTATTAATTAATAAACATTAATATATTTTTTTTAAAATTGAAAGTATTTTTTGTGTAAAAATGACTCAAAATAAAAATTTAAGTAATAATATAAAATTTTTAATAAAAAATGAAACATTAATTGATTGTTCAAAAGTATCCGTTAGACTTTCTAAAATACAAAATGCTGGTTTAGGTGCTTTTGCTAATACTTTTATAAAGAAAGATGATATTGTTGAATATGGTTTGGTTAAAATTGTTGATTGTGATGGACATAATAATCCTTATTTATTTACATGGAGTGAAGATAAAACAAAATGGGCTTATGCTTCTGGTTGCGCAACATTTTATAATAGTAAAATAGATTCAAATACTTGTGTTATTCGTGATTTTGAAAAATTAACATATCAAATTATTGCTAAAAAAGATATTAAAAAAGGAGAAGAATTAACACATACTTATAAAAGTCTAAAATGGAGAAAATGTTTTAAATCTTTAAATAAATAAATATATTGCATAATAATATATTTAATTATAATGAATTTTTCTTTATTAAATATTATTAAAAATAAAATTCTCAAACATTATACTTATAATAATGGTAAAATATATAATTTAGGTATAAATAATAATAGAGATGAATATGAAAAAAAATTTATAGAAATAAATAAAAAAAAATTGAAAAAATTTGAAAATAAAAATTTAAAATTAAAACAAATAAAAAGAGAAAAAATTCAAAATATTATTTTAAAAAAAAATGAAATTCAAAATATAATTGATGATTTTATCCAATTATATAATGAAAATAATAAATATCGTATTAATTGTTTAAAAAAAATATTAAATGTTAAATTAAAATTAAATAAGAAAAATAATATTTATTTTATATCTTTTTATTCAGAATTTGAAAATTTTATACATTCAAGATATTTTAATATTTTTTTTATTTGTATTACAAATAATTTTAATATTAAAGATAAAATTTTATTTATTGATATTTTAGGTTCTTTAGGTCAATCTGATATTTTTAATGATGATTTTAATAAAGCACAATATGTTAACATATTTAAAGATAAACCATTAAAATATATTTTAAATCAAAATAAAATTAATAATTTACTTGAAAATAGAGAAGATCCAATTAAAAATAGAAAAATATTTATAAAAGAATATAAAACTATAGAATCAAAAAATATAAAAGAAAAAATAAAGGCAAAAATAAAAATAGGTAATAAATGTTTAAATAATGAAAATGGTAAAGTTTTTTTAAAAAAATGTAAAGAATCACAATATTATAATTATAATAAAAATCATATAAAAGATAAAGATAATTATTGTTTAACTTATCATAATGATAAAAATTTATCTTTTACTCCTTGTAAAATAAAAGAAAATTGTTCTAAACAAAATAAAATTAATAATTGTAAATCAATTAAATTAAGAAAATATGGTTCTTTAGAATTTAAAAATATGAATAAATGTTTAAATTCTGATTTTAAATTAAAAAATTGTCATAAAACTGATAAAGTAAATTTATTAAAATAAATGATGAAAAAAACTTTGTTTTAGGTCTTCCATTATTTCAATATCAGCCGGTAAAAGTTGATATTCAGTATAATTATTTAAATCTACCCATTGAAAATCATTATGAACTCTTAATTTCATATTTGGTATATCTTTTTCTTCTATATGTGTAAAATAACATTTTAATAAAAATTTTTTCCCAATTTTGATTTCTTTAAAAAATTTACCTATTTTACTCTCTATACCTAATTCTTCTTGTATTTCTCTATATAATGCTTCTTGAGGGGTTTCATTTTCTTCAATTTTACCACCTGGAAATTCATAAAATCCACTATATGGAACATTTGATGCTCTGCGAGCTATTAAAATTTTTTTATTTTTTATAATTAAAGCAGCTGAAACTTTTTCCATTTTATATTATATATTTTAAATTAAATTTTAAAATTTATAATATTATATTTAATAATCTAAATTATGAATAATATTGACGAAACAATATTAAATAAATATTATAATATTCCAGAGTTTCAAAAAGCAAATGAATTATTTGATAAATTTTTAAATACTTGTGAAATTACTACTGATAAAATTGTAGATTTCAGTCATTTTAAAATATCTACTATAACTTCTATTATTAAAATATCTACTTATTTAAATTTAAAAATATTATTTGAAAATATTGATTTAAATGAAAATATTGCTTATATTGAATTCAAAAATCAAATAAAAGGTTTTAAACAAAAAAAAAAATCAAAAAAAATAATAATTGATAATGATAAAAGAAAGAGAAATAAAGGTAAAACATTTGCTAATCAATTAAGTATTGGTTTTCTATGTAAAAAACATCATCATAAAAAACCAATTTGTGTTAAAATATTTAGTAAAGGAAGTTTAACTATAACTGGTACCAAAAGTTCTGATGAAATTAAAAATATATGTTATCAATTATTAGATATTTTCAAAAATATAAATAAAAAATATATATTTGAAGATCAAGAAATTATTTTAATTCCCTATAAAAATTTAATAAATAAAAAAAATTTAAATATTAATATTGAAACTGTCAATGGTTCTTTTAAAACTAATTATAGAATAAATCTATTAGATTTTAAAAAAAAAATAAGAGATTTTTATAATTCTGATAAAATATATATTAAATCTAATAGAGCTGCTTTATTAGAATTAGATTTAAAAATTTATGAAATTTTTGATAAAAGAAAAAATAAATTAAAAACTCCTAAAATTTCTATTTATGGTACTGGATCTATTGTTATTAATTCTATTAATGAGGATTTATTATTTAAAACTTATAATTTTATTAAAGATTTTATATTAAAAAATCAAGAAGATATTATAGATAAAAATTATGTATTTAATTTATAAAATATCCCAATGATTGATTTAATCTTTTAATTTTTAATATCATTGAATGTTCTAAACCACCAAAATCATATTCTTCTCCTTCATAATTTAAAAAACTGATATTTAATTGTGCTAATTTTGCTAATGGCGGTGAAAATTCTTTTATTACATGATAATCTTGTGTATTTTTAAAATATTTATATTCTGTATGTGTAGCATCTAATGGAATTTTTGCAAATCCCTTTTTTATTGAAGATTTTTTTCCAAATAAATTTTCAAATTCATTTATATGTAATATTATATATGTTGGTCCATTTAAATTATATTGATTTGGTGCTGTTGTTGTAGTTAATTCTTCTAAATCACTTGATGTTAAAAAACCTAATAATTTTCCTATTTGATTTGTTTTATCCACAAATTGTAAATCAAATGTACTCGTTGATACTGATATTGTTATTTTATTTGTTAATGAACTTTTAGATAATGTAAAAGTATTTCCTGATAATGTATCCATACTACTTTTTAAAGCTACTAATAATTCATCTATTGTATAATTACCTATTGGTACTGTTGCTGTATATTCAAAACCATTTATTTTAAAATATAATAAATTATTTGTACTATTTATTAAATATTGAGTTTTTGGTATATCTATTGATACTAATTCAACTGATAATATATTTTTATATTCTTCGTCTAAATCTATTTGATAATTACTATTTGATGTATATATTATTGTATCTCTATCTCTTGAATCTATAACTATTGTATCTGTTTTAATATATTCATTTTCTGATTTGAATGAATCTTCTATTAATTCTTTGAATTTTTTTGGTTGTTCTATTAATAATTGTTGTCCTTCTGTTTTAGGTGCATTATTATTTATTACTTTATAATCTATTATTTCACTATTTAATTGACTTTCAATTACTTTTTGTTCTTTTTCTCTATTTTGATTTAATTTAGCAAATTGTTTTGATATTTGACTATTATCTTCTTTTATATCTTCTTTGATTTTTTTTTGTATTTCTTTTTCATCTTCTTTAGTTATTTTACCATTTCTTTCTTTCATTAATTCTTCATATATTTTTCCCATATCTTTCTTATCTATATTAATTTTCTTTTCATTTTTTTCTTTCTCAATATGATTATCTATCACATTTATCATTTTATTTAATACTAATTTATTTAATCTTTGTAAATAATTTTTCAAAGATTCTTTATTATTTTTTTTTGTATTTTTTAAATAAAATTCCATTACTTCATAACATAAATTTTCTTCTTCTTTACCTATTTGATATTGTTTTTTTTGAAAATATTCATATAATACACTCATAATTAATTTATAATTATTATTTGTCATAAAATATTGGTCTATCATTTTAATATTTATATATATATTATTTTATTATTTTTAATTTATTTTTATATCAAAAATCTAATATATTCATTTTTTTTTATTTAAATGCTCTATATGTTAAACTTAACCGTTTTCCACACTTTTTTTGTTTTGGTAAACCATGTGTATATTTTTTTTGAAAATTTTCTCCTACCATTGCAAAAAGACTACAATGTGTAGTTTTAATTGATATTAATGTTTTTTTTGTTTTTTTATCTTTTATTACTATTTTTCTTGGTTCATTTTCACAAAATGTAATTCCTACTATTGGTGCATCATAAATAAAAGGTTTAATATTATCACCATGATGACCAATATATTGAGTTCCGTCTAAATACCAATTTGCTAAACAATTATTAAATTTCCATTTAGGGAAAATTTCTTCGATTTTTAAACGAATTTTTATAATAATTTTTGGTTCTGGTTCACCTTTTATAGTAGTTCCGGAATATGAATAAGATTTACCAAATGCTTTTTGTAATCTAGGTAAATCAATCATTTTACCCATTATTTTGATTTTATGACGAGTTGTAGGACAAATATCCCATAAATATTCCATATCTTCATCTGAAATTTTTAAAAAATTTTCTTGAAAATATAAATCAGCCTTTTCGGAAAAATGTGTAATATTCATTATTTTTACTTATAATATATGTAAAAATAAATTTTATTAAAGATTTATCGTAAGATACCTTCGGTTAAATATTTTTGTGGTAATATTTTCCATTGTTTACATATCCCATAACTTTTTCGATGATATTTTGTTATCCCATTCTCTTCTACTTTTTGTATATGATCTTTTGTACAATATCCAAAATTTTTATTCCAATTATATATTGGATATTCTTTATGCAATTCTATCATATCATTATCTCTCTGGACTTTTGCTAATATACTTGCAGCTGCTATACTACGATATTTACTATCACCTTCTATTACACATTTATGTTCTCTCTTTTCTCCATCTTTATAATAATTATTAAATATATCCCCATCTACTAATATTAAATCATAATCTTTTTTCATATTATCTAATGTTCTATGAAATCCTACTAATCTCGCATTTCTTATATTTATTTTATCTATCTCTTCATTGTCTATTATTTCGATATTATAATCTATTGCTATATCTTTGACATATTCAAATAATACTTGTCTTTTTTTATATGCTATTTTTTTTGAATCATTAATACTATTCCATAAACTCGTTTTATATATATCTTCTTTATACGGATTCGTTTGTGGCAATATCACTGATCCTATATAGCATCCACTTATCATACTTCCTGCCCCTGCTTCATCTATACCTACTATTATTCTATTCTCATCATATGTTTGAGTTTTAGGTTCTTTTATTAATTGACCATGATCTATAAATAATGGTTTCTTTTCTGTTCCATCTAAATATTTTTTATTATATAATATACAATCTATATAATCACTTTTTCTCTTTAATGATTTTATTTTTATTAAATTATTTTCTTTTATAAAATTTTTTAATATATTATTTTTAAATAATTTTAAATATTCTAATGATATTTTCGTTTTTTCAATCATTTTATTATTTTTTTTTCTTCAATTTTAATTATTTTCTAATGCTATAATTCTTTCCAATAATAGTTCATAATTTCTTTCTAATGTTTGATTTTTTGTTTCTAATTCTATAATTTTTTCTTGTGATTTTTCAAATAAATCTTCATATTTTAATTGTAATGTTGCATTTTTTGTTACTAAAATTTCATTTGATATTTCTAATTCTTCGATTTTTGTTACTAAAATTTCATTTGATATTTCTAATTCTTCGATTTTGTTTTGTGATTTTTTAAATGCTCCAAATAAATACATATTAATTTTATTATAATCTACTACTCTAAAATCTTCTATATTCATTCGATTTCTTTGATGTACTGCGTCTGGCATTAATACTTCAACTTCTTGTGCTATAAAACCATTTTCATTTTGAACTTTCATTTTCAATCCTGACATAATTTCTTCATTCCAATTATAATTTTTTAAATCTAATTGTTTTACTTTATCATAACATAAATCATAATCAACTACTATTTGATTATCTTTAAATCTTCCATCTGATACATCTGATATCGACCCCGTATAATTGATACTTCCAACTACATCTAATTGTGTACTTGGATCAGTATCACCTATACCCAAATAACCTCTATAATCTATTGTTATTTTTTCTGTTAAATCATTTCCTGTGGTTCCAGAAGAACTACCATCACCATCATTAGTATAAATAGCAATTCCACCTTGTAAAGCACCATAACTATTCCCGCCATTATCAGTATGAACTCTTCCTTGAATACTACAAAATGTTTTTGCAATATCATAATCATCTCCAGTATCACCACTAACTGATTCTTCCGCCATAAATCTTATTTCTCCTAATACTGTCCTATCTGAGGCATTCATATAATTATTACCATCTCTATTAAAGAAATCTATATAACTTCCACCGCTACCAGAATTCATAAGTAATCCTGGATTACTACCGTAAATTTCTAATAATTGTTGTGGATCAGTAGTTCCAATACCAACATAACCAGTAGTATCGATAACAACTCTTGTTGTATTACTATCTGTTGTTTTAAAAAGATAACCACTTGTACTCCCTTTTTGGTAAAAATATGTACCATCTTCACCATAATTTTCAATAATAGCAGCACCACCATTTTGTTGTAAATTAAATATATCAGTATCATGTATTATTGAAAGACCTGCTCTTGAAGATGCATAATCATTTTGAATTATTAATTGAATTGAATCATTTTCATTTTGATAAATATGAAATAATTGTTCTGGATCTTCAATTCCAATACCTATATTACCATTATGTAAAATTCTGAATTTTTCTAGTAGATCTGTTCCATCATTAAGTGCTATTGTAAAATCACATTGCGCATTGGCTTCTGTCGAATTTCCTTTCATAACACCTATATAACCACCTTCTGTGCTACTTGTGGAATTATCAGTATCGGATGTATGAAATGAAATTTTTGTACCATCTCCTTTTATAGTATTATAAGTATTATCATACCAAGAAAGTCGTAATAATTCTTTTAATCCAGAAGATTCTGTAGGATCAAAATGAAGATGTAAAAGAGCGTCTGGAACATCAATTCCAATTCCAACATTACCAGCATTATCAATTCTCATTCTTTCACTAAAAGTTAGTGTATTTCCTGCTGTCCCAGATGTTGCTGTTTGAAATCGTATAAAATCTGAATTCATATCAATTTGTGTAGCTCCAGCAGATGTTAAAAAATTTCCATCATCTTGATTTATCGTAAAAGTAGTTCCATAACTACTCCATGATTTAATTTCTAATGAACCAGCTTCATTATTACCAATTCTTATTGTTGAATTTGTTGTATCATAAATATGTAATTTTTCTGCAGGACTATTAGTTCCAATACCAACATTACCTGAAGAATCAATTCTCATTCTTTCGGTTAAAGATCCGCTGGTTTGAAATATTAAATCACCAGTAGAGCCTGCAGTAGTAGCATTACCTATAATACGAGCAAAGGAAGTTCCTTGTGATTTAAAATCTAATATACCAGCATTACCAGTGCTGGTCTTATCAGTATCAAGTGTTATATTACAAGCAGAGGATGTATGGCCCGTTTTAAATACTGCTACTTCACCAGTAGATTCTGCGTATACATCTAATGCTCTAGTTGGATCATCAGTTCCTATACCAACATTGCCTGAACTGTCAAATCTCATTCTTTCAGAACCCCCTGTATAAACAGCTAATTCATCGGTTCCCTCGCTATTTAATCCAGTATCAACATCACTAATAGCAAAATCTATTGAGGGTGTATTATTACCCATTTTTAATCCTAATTGGGCATATCTAGTACGAACACAACATCCTTCTGTTCCATTAAATGAATAAATAGCTCTATCAAAATTAACATTCCAATACTCCGAAGATACATATATACCGTTTGTAACTCCATTGCCAAAATATATAGCTCCTGCATCATTATCTACTTCATCAACTTTTATATAATCCTTTACAGTTAATGCGAAAGGAATTTCATTAGAACCACCTTCATCATAAATATAAGCATCTATATCTCCAATAGCTACTTGACCAGTTATATTTAAAGCACTTGTCATATCTGTATTTCCAGCAATTACTAAATTACCATTGATTTCTACATTATTGGCATCAATGAGATCACTTGAATTAAAATCTATTTCACCATCTGAAGTAATTCTCATTTTTTCATTATTATTTGTTTTAAAAATTATAGCTTTTTCATCCTTCATATTGATTAGACATGATTCTGTTGAATTTAAACCAATAGTAAGACTTGGAGTAGAAACAGTTTCTGTATTATAATAACCAATATAAGATTCTCCACCAGAAGTGTTGTCTAATCTTAAAATTTCATCTTGACTAGAAACAATATGTAATGCTTTGTCGGGACTATCAGTACCAATACCAACTTTGCCATTGGAGGATACAACTAAAGCACCAACATAAGAATCACTAGGAGATAATCTAATATCAGATCCAGTAGAATCAATAACTGGACCAGTTAAAGTATTACTTAAAGAAAGAACACCTGATTCAATATATGAAGCTGCTGTTTCAAATCTAGCTTTACCCCATATATCTAAATCTCCATTAACATTAACTAAATCACTGCTTGAGTCAACATATAATAAATTAGTATCAACAATTAAATCTGAATTAATTGTTGTATTGCCAGATGAATCTATGACCATTCTTTCGGTTCCTGCTGTTACAAATTTTAATTCGTCATTATCTGTACCTGCTGATGTTTCAGCAGAAACATAAGTATCTTGATCTACATCAATAACACCACCCAAAGATCCCCATGTACCTTTAAAACCTTCAAAAGTTTCATTTGTTGTATTATAACGAATTGCACCAGTTACATCTATTCTTTGGGCAGTAGTACCAACGGGAATTACTATTGCATCAGTGCTATCAATATGAAAATTAGTAGAAGGATTGGTAATACCAATACCAATATTTAAATTATCATCAAAATATAATTTATCATTAATACCATGAAAAGTCATTATAAATATTATATATATATATCTCATATTATATTTATTATATTTGAATAATATATATTTAAAATATGTCAAAGATTTTGGATTCATTACAAACAGGCGATATATTATTATTTTCAGCGGAATTAACATATAATCCAATAAGTTGGTTTGCAAAACTAATAGAAGTATTTACAAAATCACCTTATTCACATGTAGGTATGATATTAAGAGATCCAATCTGGATATCAAGTGAAATGAAAGGATTATATTTATGGGAATCATCATATGAAGGGACACCTGATCCACAAGATGGGAAAATAAAATTAGGAGTAGAAATAACACCAATATCACAAGTATTAAAAAATAATTATGATAGTGCAATATGGTATCGGAAAATGCATTGTTCTAATGATAAATTTACAGTATTTAATTTAATGAAAACACATTCGGAAGTATATGATAAACCATATGATTTATATCCAGGAGATTGGATAAATGCTTATATTAGAAGAGAAACTAAACCGACAGATAAACGATTTTTTTGTTCAGCATTTGTTGGATATATCTATACCAAATGTAAAATTTTATCAAAAGATACAGATTGGTCAATAATACGACCATCGGATTTTGATGATGAAAAACATTTAAATTTTAATCAACAATGTTTTTTAGGAAAATTAGAAAAATTAAAATAAATTAAAATAAATTAAAAAAAATTTATTTTATTTTTAAAGTTAGTTAATTTTTAAATAATTCCATTGAATTATTACCGAAACCTAAAGCAGTATCAACTCTTAAAGATTTTAAACCAGCACTTGAAACATTTTTAGGATGTTCCATAACAGTATATGTACCATTTTTATCTTGTAAATATTTAAGATATTGTTTAATATTAGAAATAATTTTAGGAACTAAGTAATCAGTAATAATTTTATTTAATTGAGAAATTTGTTCAGGAATATTTTTATCTAAATTACGAGAATATTGTAAATAAATAGATCTCATTACAATTTGTAATTGTGTTTTATCTTGTTCGCCAATAGTGAATTGTTTTTTTGAGATTTTATATACATTAAATCTAATTGAATTTTGAATTTTTTGTAAATTTGCTTCAGAAAAAAATATTTGATTTAATAAATTTTTATTATGTATTCCTTTTATTGCATTACTTCGAAAAGTGTCATCGGTACTTTTATTTTTATAAGCATTTTGGTAACCAAATTGTTTATCACCAATAACAATAGCTCTTTCATCAGTTAATTGTTCATAAGTTTTATCCATAATATATTATATAATAATATTTTATTTTAATTTATTTAAAATATTACTTTGTGTAAATAACATTCTTCTACAACAATATCTTTTTAATTTTAAATCATAAAAAATTTCTTCTAAATTTCTATCTTGATTATTATTATTTTCCTTTTTTTCTTTTTCTTCAACATCTTTTATAAATTTTTTATATTTATCTGCTATTAGATTACCACAAGTAAAACATCTGATTGGTATTATCATTATTCTTTATTATTAATTATGAAAAATAAATTTTAATTTAAAAAACATTATAGTTATTATTATATAATTCATCAG